CACCGTCAAGAATATCAATGTATGCAGCAAATTTGTAGTCACTTGCTGCTGCTGCACTTGCTTGTTCTACGAAGTCTAATTGCTTCTGTAGTTGTTCGCCAACCAATCTAGAAACGTTACCACCTGCGTCATCACGTAGGTTAACTGTCATTGGTTGCCATGTGTGTTTACCAGCCATATACAATGTTGAATTGTATACAGGTAATGTGATTTTAGCAAATGACAAGTTTGGACGAGAAAGATCAATAACTTGTCTTGTTAATTGCAAGTCATTGTCACCCAAGCCAAAGTTAAAAAATGTCATTCTAAATCTAAATTGTAACTTCGGCATTAGTAAGCCTTGGTTCTCCTGACCATCTGGCTTTACCGATAAGTTACTTAATTGTAGTGAGGCTGCTGCCATTTTTATTTCTCCTGTTTATATTATTTATCTCTAACTAAAGTTAAGATAGAAGGGGAATATTCCCCTTCTAAATTAGGCTCCTAGTTCTCCTGTATTCAAGATACGAACTGGGATATAGATAAATTCAACTGCCTTGACAGGCTCAATTGCTATATCAACCCAAAGTTCATTTCTATCAATTCTAGCAGGGGTGTTATTGCTTTCATCGCAAACTACCAAGAAGTCATAAACACCTCGTTTAGCAACCAAGTCTAGCATTAGAGATTCACATGTATTCTTAATCTGACCACGTGTAAATGCATCGTTAGGTTCAAAGACGTATGGTCTACCAGCAAGAGTTAATTGTCTACGGATGTAAGCAACTAAACGTGCAACGTTAGTTCTGTCTAGCGCACTCTGAGAGTTGAAGCTAGTCTTGTTACCATAGTTCAATAGACCTTGACCAGTAAAGAACACTAATGGGTTGATAAAGTTTACGTACAACACATCACGAACACCGATACGTGTTTTGATTACTTGGAATTCACCAGTTTGACGATTTACATAACCAATGTTTGCAGCATTGTCGATGATACCACGACGGGTACCAGCAGCAGCTAACCAAGGATAAGCGATTGTATCGTTTCTAATGAATGTTCTTAGCATCATGTGTGATGCTGGAACTGCGACCAAGTTACCACTCAAGTCACTTGTAATTCCACTTGGATAGAATAGACCCAAATATGTGTTACGTGTTACGCAACCATCTTCACCTGTGCTTGTTGCACCTGCTGCGTTAGTTGCCCATGCTTGAATTTGAGTAGCACTATCACTTAGACCCATTGGGGTATCACCCAAGATGTATCCAGTTTCACCACGATCTGCGTTCAATACAACCATGTTAGGTTGTAGTTCTGGATAGTTAGGTGTTGCCATTAAGTTAAAGAAGTTATCTTCATCGCGGATATCTGTGTTAGTATCAATTGCAGAACGTAGAGCTTCGACAACCATTGCACGTTGTGCCTTACGACCCATATATGGTGAACCGTTGCTCTGTAGACCACTTACTGATACCCATGCATTTCTTTCTGTTGGTAGAGATGCACCTGGGAAGTTTGTACCACTGAAGTAATTTGACTTGAACTGTTTAACATTGTATCCTGAACGGCGTGTGTTGAATAACAACATACCAGTTGGATATAAACTTGATTCTGGAGCATCCAAATCTAGATAGTTACTTGTTAGTAAGCTAACGATTGTTGGGATAGGATCATCAGTAACACTTGTTGTTCCGTTTGTAGCCCAACGTGCATCTGCGAATACTACACCGTTTGGATTTAATTGATCTGAATTATCAATTAGTACCCACTGATTCTCGCCTGCAACTGATTGCCAACGATAAATTACAGGATAGTTTTCTAAATTACTTGTATCAATCCATAAGTCACCATAGACAAGTGCTGTACCGTCACTTTGTGTTTCTGGCTCACTTGCACTAACAATAGGACCGTTAGGATCTGTTGCATTGACACCACTTGGTGTTGGGAATCCATTCAAATCATAGTTTTGATTCTTATATCCCTTCCAGTTACCGTTGTAGTTGACCATAATATCAACTTCATCAACCACGCTGTAGAACCAGTTTGTGTTATTTGCTGGATTAGCAACAGGAGCTCCTTCGTTTGCGGTGTAGTCAAACTCTCTCCAATTACTCAACATTACATAATATAAAGTATCTGCTACACCAGAACCAAACTGAACAGCTTGGATGGCACCGCCACCATCGACTTGTGCAACTATTAAATCTAAATCATTTGCTGGGCTTGAACCACCTAGGGCAGTACCTGCAATAGTTACAGAATCTCCCACAGCGTAGCCACCGCCACCACCACCACCAAATGTTTGTGTTGGAATATATGCTTCATAAGAAGTATTGACTGAGAATGTGCATCCTGTACCACCACCTGATGTTGCGGACTGTGTTAATCCAGCAAATAAAGTTAATAAAGAATTATAGTACTTGACACCTTCTGTGGTACCAGCAATCAATCCTGCTTCAACTAACACACCATTAGACAATCCAAAATTAGCACCAGCGGTTTGAATTTGATCTGTTATCGTAATAGATCCGCCCAATGTATGAGTCAATTGAATAGCACCTGATGATGCTACTGCGGCAGTTGTATAAGGAATACCTGCTGCTGCCCATGCAGTAACAAAATCTGTTGCATCTGAACCTTCAGGAATAGTAACAGTATAGTTACTAGATAGGTTAGCTGAGTTAGGAACTGTTACCTGAACCTGTAATTGATATGGACCTGTACCCAATGGTGCTAAACTTGAGAAGTCTGGACTTGTATTAGTACCAGTTACTACAGTAGGTCCTGTGGCATTACGTCTCCACAAGTACAATGGAGCATTTCTTAAGCTATTGTTAAAAGCATATTGTCCGTAGATTGTTCCTTCTGGGATAGCTTGTCCGCCTGTTGGATCTAAAGCTGCGTTTGCTGCGGCATCAGAAGTATAAAGACCAATTTCTTTAGCGACCCAATCTTCTAGTGTGCTGCTCCATTCTTCAACTACTGGGGCTGCACCAGTGCCACCGACCTTCATCCATACAGAACCAGTTGGTCTTGGGAAAGTTTGGCCTTGTTGCCATGTTGGTTGTTGAGCACCTGTACCCCAAGTCATAATAGGTTGATAATAATTACCTTCATCGATTCCCATGTCATCTAACGGAGAATTGGTATTATTTGTTAAACCTACGAATCTTGGTGGAGATGTCTGACCTTCTGGGAACTCTAAGAAGATGCACAACTTGCCGTCACGAACTCCTGCTTGTAAGAATCCCCATCCTAAAGCGTTTATTTCATTTGCTACTCCTGAAACAGTACCAAGACCGCCACCTGCATCAGGAACAGTAATAGTAACAGTTACTTGACCAGTCATGTTCAAGTCAAAAGAATCACCTGCTGTCAATGTTGGATTAGATTCGGTACCTTGAACTGTAGGCCAATCATTTCTCCAATCCTTAGAACCAACTTCTGCCCAAGTATTGCTTGTTGTCTTGTAGAAGAATTGATTAGAATTTAATGGATCTGAATTATATAGTGAATTTGCAACTACAGCATAGTCACCCATATTTCCAATCGATGAGAGAGGAACGCCACCGGATAAGCTTGTAGCGTCTGTGATAACTATTGGATCCTGAAGCGTAAAGCTACCAGTAGTAGCGTTGAACTCATAAATCCCCCACTGAGATGTGGTTGTATCTAACCAATAAGTACCATTTGCAGGTGCGCCGACTGGACGACCTGTTTGTCCAACTAGACTTGCTAAATCAATATCTGCTCTCAACACATAGCAACGATTTGTAACGCCCAATACAGAATAAGCAGCCAATAGACCGTATTCGTTGAGTTCGTATCCCTGAATAGGAGTACCATTACTTGTTGTATAGAATGTTGGGTTACCAAATAGTGTAACAAGATCACGCTGACTTGTAATTTGATATAATTTGTTTGCGTTTGCTGCGGTCGTTCCTTGAGCTATTCCTGCGCCATTGGGATCAGCCTTATCTTGCGCGGTTGCTAATAGAACGAACGGTACGGAACCTGGTGCGGCTGGAAGATACTGACTCTGATCAATTACTGTAACTTCTACGCCTGGAGATGTTAATGCCATTTTCGTTTTCCTTTATGTAAAATTATGAGGTTTACCACCTAGAATGCATACTATTATTTATAAAAAAACCAAAAAAATATGGTTTTAGCGTGCCTTCGAAGGTTGGGCATTATAAATAGTATATGCCAGTAAAACGTCCTATATGCAAGCTATGCAATAAAAATTATAAAGCAATAAACTATATCCGTGACGGTGTTACTCATTACAGGAGCATCTGTGATGAGTGTGGCCGAAAGAAGAAAAAATTAAAGCCCCGAAGATCCTTATGGTCTAAAGGGGGCTATAAAAAGAAAACAAGCTGTGATTTGTGTGGATTTAGAAGTTTGCTATCCTCACAAATAATTGTCTTTCATGTAGACGGACAATTAGAAAACATAGCTCCAAGTAACCTTCGAAGTATATGTCTCAACTGTGTAGAGGTTGTCAAGAAAAATGAGGTTACTTGGAAACGGGGAGACTTAGAAGTTGATTATTGATTTAACTTTATTATGTAAATCATCAATTGTTCCGTTGTTTTCAATGATATGATCATACTCAAGCCCTACACTGCTATATTCACTAGCATGTACCCCATACTTATCCAGCACGTTTTTACCCAAAGACCAACCAATATGTCTAGGTCCTTTATTGTATGCAACAGCATCTTCATACCACTCTGGTCTAGGACCGCGTTCTACCCTACATGTGATACCGTTTGACTTCTTAATTGCTAATACCTCATTGGGAAATCTGCAATCTGTAATCACGATATTGTCTTTACTAGATAGCAATCTATGCTCTACACTAGCTACCCAAATATCTGGATGAAACCCATTCCTGCAAACTTCTGTGCCCCAGTTTTGTAATACCCACCTAGGTGTTAAATGCGGGATACCTAGTCTATCAGCCCACCAAGTGTCTACCATATCTCGCCATTCTCTGCTACTCTTTGTAGTACCTTCAAGTAATTCAC